TGCATCAAACGCATAAAGGCATTCGTTGCTATCCCACTCAATAATTTGGTCAGAGTTAGCAATCAGTAATGGGTTGTCATTATTGATGAACTGCTCTGCTTCGAGTGTTGTGCAGGCCGCGCCCTCTGTCATGCCGCTTATCAGAACAATGTCACAGTCAGGCTTAATAAGTCGTAGAACCTGATTTAGGTTGTACTTAACGTAATGTTCTTCCTGAACTATGAATATGAAGTGCGCATCAATGTTCAGGTTATCAACAACGCACTGAATCATTGGTTTCCCGTCAACCTCAATAAGGGGTTTTGGAAAAGTGTAGCCAGCCTGGGCAAATCGCGACCCGGCCCCAGCCATCGGAATAAGAACGTTCATTTTATGGTTCCTCCATGCAACCTTGTGTTTATCTTGATTGGATATTTGATTAGCAAGATTCAGAAGACCGTTTTTGTCCAGGTCGTTTGAGTCTTTTATTGCATAAAGGTGAGCACCAGACGCTATTGCCCCCTCTCGTCCAATATGTGAATCTTCGATGATAATCGTTGTTGATGGAACTGCACCAACATTGGTCATGCAGCGCCAGTACATTTCTGGATGTGGCTTATGGTGCTTAACGTCTTCATTGCTCATAATATGGCTTACATAATGAAGTACGCCTATTGCGTTAAGTGAGACTATTACCGTTTCCCGTACGGCATTACTGGCAACTGCTATCTTCCACCCATCTTGACGCAATGATTCCATTATCTCTATTGCGTTGTAGTTTCTCGGAAGCCTGCTAAGTATCTCTATAGTTGCCTTTTGCTTGTCGACCCATATTTCTCTATGCAATTCCCTTGGTAGAGCCTTTAATTCAGAAAGCATTTCAAGTTTTTTGCTCGTACCAAGCCCATCAAACTTGGATAGGTGCTCGTCACGTGAAATTATGTACTGCTCACCGTGTTTTGCGAGGGCTTTATTAAGTGATTCGTAATGAACATCTCTTGAGTCAATGAGAACACCATCAAGGTCGAATATGACAAGTTTTTGATAGCTCATTTTGGTTCCGGTCCTGCGTGTCTATGCCACTTATTGTGTCGCACAATACTTTTACCATTACACTTCATCACGTACTTATTTCTGACACGCATCGACCACTCAACGTCTTCTTCTTCATTCCATACGAGTTCTTCGTTAAGCGGTTCCTCGGCTAGGACATGTTTTTTGACAATAAAAAAACCGCCAGAAATATACATATACTGCGTCTGGGTCCAGTCGTTATAGTCCAGCGACCAAGCTCTCCCGTGACCCGGCTTATCCCATAACGACCAGTCCATCGGGTTTCGCGCACCAGTAATTAGATATTGCGGACATGAGCAAATATCCCAATCTGTTCCAAAAACCTGAAAGTGCTTGTACCAGTCTTTTTCGAAAACGTGATAGTCGTGCATCAAGACAATGTTTTCATATTTAGCTTCTGATGCAAGCATGTTCTTTTTTTTGGTAATCCACCTTGGTTTGATAGTTTCGTCAAAATCAACTATTCTTACGTCTCTGAAATTACTGAAAAAACCGTTTCCTCCACCACCAATAAGCAATATTTCGTATTCTGGGATACGCAAAGAGCGTATTGATTCAAAAATTTCATTAAGACGATTAGTGTCTTCGAATCCGGTCACTATTCCGAAAGTCCATTGGATATCTGGAAGCCTCATAGTTTGTCCTTGATAAACCGCATTGTCGCATCCCAATCGTCCCCACGAGCATCCATTGAAAAATCTTTCAGCAAGCTGTAATTTTCATTTGCTTCATCAACTCGCATTTGTGGCTTAATTAACTCGTTTAAGTGGTGTAGCCACTCTTCCGGAGAATTAGCAACTCTTCCAATTCCCTGTTCTGCTAGATATTGATATTCTGGAGAGTATGAGGCGATGAACGGAATACCGGCGGCAACATACTCAAGCCCCTTAATAAAGGATTTTGCATGATTAAATGGAATATCGTTAAGAGGAATTATTCCAATGTCAATTGGTTCAAAAAGTCTTGGATAGGACAAAATCGGTGCCATACCCATTGCTCGTGACCTTTTCTTATCTATCTCCAAAAGTTCGCTAGCTTCTGGTGCAGACGCGGTATGACCGGAATGATGAAAAACAAGTTGATTCTCTTCTAGAAACTTGTCAAAAAATCCAGATAACTGCTCAAGGTCGTTAGACCTCCAATGGGTAGCCCCTACCCATCCAATTTTTGGCCTGCGATTAGAACGTTGATATTTTTTTTTCCACCTTTGTGTGTCTATGCCGTTCCTGACCAGAAAAACATTGTCTCTGCGTTTACCGTAATAATCAAACAAGAATGGTGTTGAGGTAATTACTGCATCAGCCTTCATTATTATCTGCGCATATATCTCCCTATTTGAGCGCGGATTAACTGATGGGTCGGTTGATTTGTGTGCCATGTTTGCAGGGGAAAGACCATCAAACCAGTCATCAATATCAACAACAAGTTTTTGACCCATGGCTTGGGCTAGAGGCATAACATCAAGAATCTCTTGCTGCATGAGTAACTTCAGGACAATGATGTCCCAGCCGTGGACGGCCCTGCTGCCATCCACGACCATGCCGAACCCACGATTTTCACTAAAACCTGGAAAACCAACGGTAGTAAACCACCCGCGCTTATTGAGTTCGTTTGACGGAAGTTTGCACCTGTACCATGCACATCCGTTTGGTTGAAGCGGCTCAGTGCCCCACGACCAGTCGTGGGTTAAAAAAGCAACTGTAGGTTTTTGGGGCTTCTTCATATAAATCGGCCTCATCCTACGCTATTTTGGTATCCCTGTACATTAAAGACGTTTTTAAAAATTCTGACGTGGTAAAATTGCACAACGAGCGTGGGGAGAATTTCCATGAGTGCAAAATTCATTAAAGAGACAGCGGAAAGAGCTGCTAGAACCTTTGTTCAGGCGTACCTATCCGTTTGGATGGTTGGCGGTGCTGACTTCGATGGCCTCACAAATGCGGACAACTTCAAGGCTGCAGTGGTTGCCGTTGCCCTGTCTATCGCGATGAGCATGGGTCTCAAAAAGGTTGGCTCCGATAAGGATTCCGCTTCGGCACTTTAAATACTTCTCATAAAAGTATTTAATCCTAATCTACAATCTTTACTGACGCTGTGTGGATTGAGGAGAGGTCTGCCCGATGAGAGCTGGCAAGTACAACATGACATGCGAGCAGGGAACAACCTTTCGTCGTACCCTTTTTATCGAACAACCAGATTTGGCGGAAGACCCCACAGGTAATACTTTTGCGCCTTTTGACCTTAGTGGTTACAACGCCCGGATGCAGGTTAGAAGAACTATAGACACGACGAATTTTCTTCTAGAGCTGACGACAGAAAATGGCGCACTCACAATAAACCCGAGTACTGCAATAAACGAAATATATATTGACGTTTCAGCCAGCGTTACAGCATCTGTATCAACAAGCGGAGTATATGACATCGAGATTATTGACGTCTCCGGAGTTGTGTCAAGAGTTCTTGAGGGCGAGTTTAACCTGAGCCCTGAGGTAACCAGGTGAGCAATAATGTTCCGAATAACGTTGTTGTACAAGAGGAAACTGCCAATAACGTAAACGTTTATCAGGATGCACCAAATAGTGTAATTATCAACGAAGACACAGCCGCAAAGGTTGTTGTCAATCAGGATGCGCCAAATCAGGTAGTTGTAAAGCTGGCAACATCCACTGGTGTTACGAGGCGATTGGTCTATACCCAGGCTTCACCATCTGCCCTTTGGACGATAAACCATTCACTTGGTGGTAGGCCATCCATAACAGTGGTTGATACTGCAGGAACCGTGGTAATTGGTGAGGTAACATATATTAGTAATTCGCAAATAACAGTGACGTTTACAGCAGCGTTTGCTGGGTATGCGTATCTGACATAATCACGAGGGCCTGATGGCAACAAAGTTTGTAACAAATCTTGACCTAAATCAGAATCAGGTCTTGAATGGTCGCTTCCAGGCTCTTTCTAGCGACCCCGTTGCCAACCTATTTGAAGGTTGGATTTACTACAACACCACAACCGACACGCTCCGCATATATGCGGATGGCCAGTGGCAGAATTTTATAAATGGGGTCACTTCTGGTGGGGCTTACTCAACAGCCCTGACAATCACTGAGTCCAAGGGCACTGTAACAATTACGCCAAACCTTGCAACATCAGCAAGCGCTGGCCTTATGTCCGCAAGTGATTTTTCAAAGCTTGCCGATGCAACGTCTGATGCCACCCCAAGCAAGCTAGTTATTCGTGATGCATCTGGAAACATCAAGGTAGCCGACCCAACAGACCCAGCGCATGCTGCCACCAAAAATTACGTTGACGCTGCTCGCTCAGGTCTTGATGTCAAGCAATCTGTAAAACTAGCTACAAATGCTGCGCTTCCAGCATATACATATAGTTCTGGTGTAATTACCGCCTCTGCCAATGGTGCGTTGTCTGTTGATGGTACGACACCTCAGCCCGGAAATAGAATCCTCGTCAAGAACGAAACATCTTCTAATGCTCCGTATAACGGCATCTATGACGTAACCGTAGTTGGTAGCGAGTCTGCTGTATTTGTTCTTACACGCTCAAGTGATGCTGATACTGCCACTGAGCTCAACCCTGGAATGTTCACATTTGTTGAGCAGGGTAGCAATTGGGCAGACTCTGGATGGGTTCTCACAACTGACGGCGCAATAACCATAGGTTCCACAAACCTAACGTTTGTTCAATTCTCTTCAGCGGGACAAAGTATTGCTGGAAACGGACTAACAAAAACCGGCAACACCATAGACGTTGTTGGCACTGCTGACAGAATTACAGCCAATGCTGACTCTGTTGATATTGCGTCAACATATGTTGGCCAAACATCAATAACCACCCTTGGAACGGTCACAACTGGTACATGGGATGCAACCACCGTTGCTGTAACTGCTGGTGGTACCGGCAATGAGTCATTTACAGACAATGGAATTATTTATGGCGATGGCAACAATGCCCTTGATGTAACCGCTGCTGGTACTCAATACCAGGTTCTTCAGGCTGGTGCTGGTGGGGTTCCCGAGTTTAACGCAGTAAACCTCGCTCAGTCTGCGGCCGTAACAGGGCAGCTCCCGGTAGCCAATGGTGGCACTGGAGCAAGTACTGAGTCTGGAGCAAGAACCAACCTTGCTGCTGGTGGTACACAGGGGGCAGGGGTAAGCACTCCGGTTCTTGTAAGAAAAGTTGTAAAAACAATAGGTAATGCTGCCGATACCTCGTTCACTCTTGTTCATGACTTTGATACAACAGATGTCATGGTTCAGGTTTACGAGGTTGCGACGGGCGAAACGGTTATCGCAGACACTATTCGAACCGATAGTGACACAATAACGATTACGTTCTCTTCGGCGCCGGCTAGCAACTCCTACAAAGTAGTCGTAATAGGTTAATTTTCGTGCCTTGAGGGGCGCTTGAGTTACCGAAAACAGTTGAGGCTGGTTTCAAATGACAAAATTTATCGGCACACCCCTACAGGGGACATCCTTCTCTACCGCAAGCGATGAAGCCATTTCGGCCCGCATATCCACCGACTCTCAGGCAAGAATAAGAATTGATGCTGGTGGACGCATTACATGGTCAAGCGGAACAGAAGCCGGCGATACTAATCTCTATAGAAGCGCAGCAAATACCTTAACTACTGATGATGTCCTCAAGGCAACTGGGGGTGTGGTAACTCTCACGACAGAAGGTCCTCCGGCTGTATCAATATCCGATGGCGCACTTGCCGTGGATGTCACGAATGATGACCTATATATCCGTTCTGGTGGTGAGTGGATTAAGGTTCCACATTCATTAAATGACCTGAGTGATGTTGTTATCACTTCTCCAGAGGAATTCCAAACGCTCGAATACGACGGAACCAATTGGGTAAATGCGTACTCCTCCGTCGTCACCTACGCAAGAAATGCCGAAGCGACCACGTTGGGAATCGGTACGGTCGTGTATTTGTTTGGCGCGACCGGAGACCACGCAACTGTAAAAAGAGCAGACAATGACTCTGATACTACTTCTTCAAAAACCGTTGGTATGGTCGCCGCACCAATCGCAGCGAATGAAAACGGCCCAATTATTACTCGCGGATACGTAAATGGAGTAAGTCTTTCCACATATTCCCCAGGCGATATTCTGTGGTTGGGTGAGAACGGAGGATTCACCTCGACTAAACCATCCGCTCCCGAGCATTTGGTTTTCGTCGGCGTCGTCGTTCGCGCCACAAGCAACGGAATCGTATACGTAGCCGTACAAAACGGATACGAGTTGGACGAACTGCACAACGTCGCAATCGAGCCTCTTACGTTGGCGAATGGTGACGTTCTTCGCTACAATTCTACAACCGGTCTTTGGGAGAACAGCCAAGTCGTCGGTCCGAGTGGTCCGAGCGGCCCGACGGGACCAACCGGAGCAACCGGCGCTACTGGTCCGACTGGAGCAACCGGCGCAACAGGGACAGCAGGAACAAGTACGGGCTTGACGGTATTCTTGGACGACGCCGGCGGTGCCGGACCGGTTACGGGAGATGCACTTGTTATTGCGAATACTGGTGCTCAAACGAACGTCGTTGTAACCACTGGTACAGGTTCTCCAGATTTGCTTGCTTCGTTCGTTACTGAAGCTGGAGTTCCAAATAACACCGCCTTCGTTGGCGGAGTGTGGCAAGCGGTTGCCTACATGCGGCATCAGGTAGGAGGCGGAACGTTTAGGTTCTGGATGGAGATACAAGAAGTTGCTTCCGATGGAACCACCGTTTTGCAGACTCTCGCCAGCGGTAGCTACGCGGGTGGTACTGCCGTATCGGGCACCACCGAGGATTTGTACCTCTACGATTTATTCGTTCCGACAGCGACCCTGGCCTCAGCTTCCAGTCGACTTCTTATAAATATTTATGTTCAGTCACAGACTGGAACTTCGGACGCCTATTTGTACATGCGCGACGACACCATATCGCATGTAGTAACGACAATAGGATTCAACGTTCAGGGTGCGACCGGACCGACTGGACCAACAGGTGCAACGGGACCTACGGGTGCTACTGGCGCTACAGGTCCAACAGGTGCAACAGGACCTACGGGTGCGACTGGAGCTACTGGTCCAACAGGTGCTGAGGCTCTTTGGAGTTTCACCGGTGCGTACAACATAGGTGCCTCGTATCAGGTCGGAGATGTTGCCACATACAACGGTCAGACCTGGTATCGAATTAATGCCAACGGCGGGAACACCGGAGACACTCCGGCGGAGGGAGCGTTCTGGACGCTAATCGCAGAAAAGGGCGCGACTGGCCCAACGGGAGCTACTGGTGCAGAAGGTGCAACAGGCGCGACTGGCCCAACGGGAGCTACCGGTCCAGAAGGTGCAACAGGCGCGACTGGCCCAGAAGGTGCCACCGGCGCTACGGGACCAACAGGAGCTACTGGACCACAGGGTGAACAGGGGCCAACTGGTGCAACTGGTCCAACTGGTGCTACGGGAGCAACCGGACCACAAGGAAACTTCGGCGGCATAACTCTTGATTACACGTTTGATTCAAGTACGACACAAACGGACCCAGGTGCCGGAAAACTAAAATTTGATAACGCTGACATATCTCTAGCAACTGAGATGGTTATTGATGATGTCGATGACAATTCGACAGACGTACAAGCATTCTTGAGGACTATTGATGACTCAACGTCACCAATAAAAGGCCACTTTAGAATTTCTAACAAGTCAGACTCTACTGACTTTGCGATATTTACGATTTCTTCAATCACTGAACAAACTGGATTCTTTACCGTTCAGTGCGCTTACGTGTCTGGTGCAGCAACATCATTTTCGAACAGTGAAGATATAATTGTTACTTTTGCAAGAACTGGAGATGTAGGACCCGTAGGTGCTACCGGTCCAGTCGGAGCAACGGGTGCGACTGGTCCAACTGGAGCAACAGGTCCCCAGGGTGATACTGGTGCTACTGGTCCAACCGGTGCCACTGGTCCAGTGGGACCAACTGGAGCTACAGGGCCCCAGGGTGAGGTTGGTCCAACGGGGGCTACTGGACCAATCGGTCCAACTGGTGCTACCGGTGCGCAAGGCGATATTGGTGCTACCGGCCCAGTGGGAGCAACTGGTCCAACGGGGGCTACTGGTCCACAAGGTGATGTTGGCGCGACAGGGCCTACCGGCCCTACTGGCGCTACTGGTTCACAGGGAGAGGTAGGGGCAACAGGTCCAACTGGCGCTACAGGGCCCCAGGGTGAAACTGGTTTAACTGGTGCCACCGGACCTACTGGTGCAACTGGACCACAAGGAGAAGTTGGACCAACTGGACCAACTGGCCCCCAGGGAGAAACGGGTCTAACTGGTGCAACCGGCCCACAGGGAACAACTGGCGCAACTGGACCAGAAGGTGCAACCGGCGCAACAGGCGTGACTGGACCCACTGGTCCACAAGGCAACTTTGGTGGAATAACGCTCGACTACACGTTCGACACCAATACCGACCAAACAGACCCAGGCCCAGGAAAACTCAAGTTTGATAATGCAAACTTAACCCTGGCTACAGAATTGGTCATTGATGACGTAGACGATAACTCAACAAATGTTGAGGCATTTTTAAGAACAATCGATGACTCAACAGCAGCAATTAAGGGTCACTTTAGGATTTCCAACAAAGCAGACTCAACGGATTTTGCTTTATTTACAATTTCATCTACTACTGAAGATACTGGATTCCACACCGTTGCGTGTTCTTACGTTTCTGGTTCAGCTACATCTTTTAGCAACGGCGAAGACGTAATAATTACGTTTGCACGAACTGGAGATGTGGGTCCTGTCGGCGCAACAGGACCAACGGGAGCTACTGGAGCCACTGGACCGACAGGTGCTACTGGACCACAGGGAGACATTGGAGCTACTGGACCAACGGGAGCTACCGGACCCATTGGTGCCACTGGTCCCACTGGAGAAACAGGCGCTACAGGCGCAACCGGACCAACTGGCTCACAAGGCATTCAGGGCGATACTGGTGCTACTGGACCAACGGGTGCAACTGGGCCACAGGGAGATGTGGGGCCTACGGGTGCCACAGGACCAACAGGGCCACAGGGTATTCAGGGAGAAGTTGGCGCTACGGGGGTAACCGGACCAACCGGCGCCACAGGACCAGCCGGTCCAACCGGAGCAACTGGACCGCAGGGAATTCAGGGTGAAGTCGGACCAACCGGACCAACTGGCGCCACGGGACCAGTCGGAGCAACAGGGGCTACAGGTCCACAGGGTGATATTGGACCAACTGGGCCAACAGGACCACAAGGAGCAACTGGACCAGAGGGGCCGACTGGCGCGACTGGTGCAACTGGCCCAACAGGAGCAACGGGCCCAACTGGACCGCAGGGAAACTTTGGCGGTATCACTCTCGATTACACATTTGATACAAACACTGACCAAACTGACCCAGGCCCAGGAAAACTTAAGTTTGATAACGCAAATCTAACCGTCGCTACAGAGATGGTAATCGATGATGTCGATGACAACTCCACGGACGTTCAGGCATTCCTAAGAACAATCGATGATTCTACGGCAACAATCAAGGGCCACTTTAGAATTTCAAATAAGGCAGACTCAACAGATTTTGCCCTGTTTACAATTTCATCAACAACAGAGGAAGCTGGATTTCATACGGTTGCGTGTTCATACGTATCCGGTTCGACAACATCTTTCAGTAATGGCGAAGATGTAATAATCACATTCGCAAGAACTGGAGATGTTGGACCTGTAGGGGCTACTGGACCAACGGGCTCAACAGGTGCGACTGGCGCAACTGGCGCAACTGGACCAACGGGACCAGTTGATGACTACATAAGTACATTGACAGCCGGAACTGGTGTAACAATCACCCACACACCAGCACCAGATAGTAATGCCACTATTGCAATCGGTCAGGCTGTGGGGACTTCAGATAATCCAACTTTTGCAGGATTAACAATCAATGGAACTCAAATTATATTTGAGGGACAGACAGATAACGCATTCGAAACACATCTGGTAGCCACTGATGCCACTGATGACCGTTACGTTTCTTTGCCAAACGTTTCTGGAACAGTTATAACGACTGGAAACCTGTCTGAAATTACTGCGGTTGGCAACAACTCGGTTGTTCTTGGAACTAGCACTACTGGTGATTACGTGGCAAGCGTGGCTGTCGGTTCAGGTTTGTCCCTTGCTGGTGGCACTGGCGAAGGCTCTACTGCTACTGTCTCGCTAACAAGTAATTCAGTAACTGTTAATGGAACATCCATTGCTCTTGGTTCATCTGGAACTGTTACCGCAGATGCCGGAACACTAACTGGAACAAATTTAAATGCAACAGTTACTGGCTCAAGCCTTACTTCCGTTGGGACCATAGCGACTGGTACCTGGCAAGGCACAGCAATTGGTGTCTCATACGGTGGAACTGGGGCAACAGACGCTGCAAGCGCAAGGCAGAATCTGGACCTTGAAGTAGGAGTTGATGTTCAGGCGTACGATGCGGATTTGGCGGCAATTGCCGGGCTAACTAGCGCCGCAGACAAACTGCCATACTTCACCGGTTCAAATACCGCAGCCGTAACCGACCTCACGTCATTTGGTAGAAGCTTAATTGATGATGCTGATTCCCCTACGGCAAGAACAACTCTTGGCCTAGCCATTGGTGTAGATGTTCAGGCTTACAATTCAACACTTGCAGCAGTTGCTGGTGGTACTTATTCTGGCGATGACAGTATTTCGACGGTTGGAACTATTACATCTGGAACATGGAATGGTTCGTCTATTGGTACTACATACACAGCAGCAAAAGTTGAGTCTGTTAACGCCACTGCGGGTACGGGTGTAACTGTCAACTCTTCAACTGGAGCAGTCGTTGTTTCTATTGGGCAAGCAGTTGGCACTGGTGATAGCCCACAATTTGCGGGTGCAACGCTTGACACAATAACGGTTGGTGTGACCTCGGCTAATGAAATCGACACTACATCGGGCAATCTGACCATCGACTCTGCTGGCGGAACCGTAACGATTGATGACAACCTAATTGTTTCAGGAGACCTAACGGTACAGGGTTCCACGACATCAATTGAGACAGTAAACCTCAATATTGAAGACAACATAATTACGCTCAATTATGGAGTGTCGGCATCTCCGATTCTCAACGCCGGAATAGAGGTAGAACGAGGAACTGAAACAAATGTTGCAATTCGTTGGAATGAAACAACTGACAAATGGGAATTTACCAACGATGGAGCGGTGTACAACGAGCTCGGTAGTGGTGGTTCCGTAACACTCGATGGGTTAACTGATGTTGTAATAACCGACGTTGCAGACGATGACATTCTTGTTTATGACAACGGTACATCTTCCTGGATTAACACGGATGCCATCCCATCCACGGTGATGGGTAATTCAAGCAGAGTCTCCTCTATAGCTGGAGATAACACAGCTTCCGCAAATAGCACGGCAGTAGTTGTTGATGAGACTGCAATCAGTGGTGTTCTTGCGATTGAGTACACTGTTCGCCTAACACAGGGAACAAAGAGGCGCCTATCCAAGGTCTTGATTAACGTTAATAGCGACGAGACAGACATCGATTTCAACGAGTTTTCGATTATCGATACAGGAGCCAGCGTCATTGCCGGAGCAGCGGTAACGGCCGATGTGAGTGGCGGCAATATTCGCTTACTGGTAGCATCCAGTGATGCCGGAACAACCAATGTTACGACTAGGGTTCTGAAAACAATTATGGTGTAAACATGTCGGACAAAAACTTCGTAGTAACTGGGTCAATCCAGATAGGTGAAAGAACGCTTGACCTTACCGGAACGGGGGTTGGCTCGTCCCTGCATCGAATCGGCAACACAATTAGCGCCAAAAGAGAAACACCTATTGGCACAGTAGTGATGTATACAAAATTGATTGATGGCTCCAAGAGCAACCTCCCCAGTGGATGGCTTCTTTGCGATGGAAGCGAGGTGGCTGTTGCTTCATACCCGGATTTGGATACCGTTGTAGGAACCCGCTATGGGGCTAGAACAAATGGCTCTGGAGGAGCTGGCACTACACATTTTCGACTTCCAAACCTCACAGACCGGCTTCCAATAGGGCACCCACAGACAAATACCGATGCACCGAACACAATAACAACGGCAAGCACTAGCGATGGTCTAGCTTCCCATAATCACAACATGTCCCATAACTCTGACGGGTGGGGAGATGGGGTTGGTGAGTTCCTTAACCATACCCACGTAGTTGCGAACCATACGCATAATCATGGAACTTCTGGTGGTGCCGGTTCTACCGATGTCCACAACATTGGCGGTGCTGGAGCCCACACTCACAACTACAAGCCTGGTGGCGCCAATGCACAGACAGGCTTTTCCGACAGCAATCATTCGCATGGAATGAACTCTGATAATGCAACCCATTCACATAACGCCCTGTTCGTAGATGGAAATATTCAGCATTCCCACACGAGCGGCAACACGGCATCTCTTGAGCACACCCATCAGGTAACTATTGGAACAACTGATGCCGGACAAACGATTAGTAATTCTTCACATTCACATGATGATGGATTTTTGGGAATAAAAGTTTTTTTTATAATCAAAGCGCAGCACGGTATTTAGCATGAGTAGCCAAGACTTTAAGATAAAGAACTCGATAGTTGTTGATGGTGTACTCATTGATGTTAGTTCTGCAGCAAATTCCGGCGGCATCGTTTACAGCTCGTCTACCGATTCGTATGTTTCATCAAAAGGCAATATTCCTGTTGGGGTTGTGAGGCTTTGGGCTAGCGGCTCAACGTCTCCGACTGTTCCAGAAGACTATTTAATATGTGCGGGGCAAAGTCTCCTTCAGGGAGACTATCCAGAGCTATATGCCGTAATAGGTAACCGATACACATTTCCCGCAACTGGCACAACATTTAGGTTGCCTGATTTCAACATAATTGCAACATCTCCATATCGTTTTATTTTTGGAATAGATAGCGCCAATGACAGTTCCCCGTTTAATCAGACAGCAAATGAAAACACGGCCACAATTGGTGCTTCTACCAACCTTTCACATACACACACAAGTGGTGGTTCATTCAACGTTTCTTCTGTTACGTCTTCAACCTTAAGCCACTCCCATACGTCAAACACCACATCGTGGAATCATAATCATGACTTCGATAGTAATAATGTTGGAGCCAATACAGCCAATAGCTCTGCGCATACTCATGGTCTTGGCAATGCAAGCACATCACACGACCACAACCACATCCCCGGGAATAACCAACCAGTAGCAACAGGTGGAGCTAGTGGAAATCATACCCATAACGTATCAAGTACGAACCAAAATCATGCCCACACAGTTCTTGATGGAACACATAACCACGGAAATTCAAACGGACCGGCTGGCTCAAATGCCAATTCTCATTCGCATTCATTTACCTCAAGTTTGTCTCAGATAAGTGTAAGCCACACTCACACCATAGATACGTGTGGTTTTTATTTCATAATTAGGTATAGATGAGATGACTGCAAAAGATTTTAAAGTATCCACCGGGTTGGAAGTAGATGATTATGTTGTTTCGCCATCTAGCGCAATAGACGGACAGTCCCTTATTTATGATGGCGCTGCCTATGTTCCCGCAGACATCGTTCCCGTGGGAACAATAG